GGAGTCGCCTCTGTATCATCAAGCCAATAGATTTTTGAAACCAGAGATTAATCCCTGGTTCAATAGCTATTACTCGATTAGCAGTTGCGTCTTTCGGCACAGTGACTATCTTGTTACCAGTCTGAAAATTCGGAAAACCGGTTTCAGACATGTGAGAAAGCCAGGGAGGATAAACCTCCCGAAGCAACTCAGAGGGTAACAAGTTGTACAAGTCACGTGTTATCCCAGTTTCGCACTGGAACTTGTTGGTAGCGCTGGCATCACGAGCCTTTAACAGCGTCGTGGCACCAGGACCCCAATCGGCTGAGTCAAAGAATTCGAGAGGATCAAACTCGCCAAGAATTCTAGAAATTTTTCGCGCAATTGCAGAATGCAATTGAACGACTGGACCCCTATATTTAGGATCCAATTCTAGGGCTCTAAAGCGAGCATTGGTTTGCTTACAGAGATTTTCAAATTTCTTGAATTTCTCCATAGCTACTTCGTCTAAATCATATCCAAGAGTTAAATCCTTGAATTTTGACAAAAACTTAGTGGCCGCGTAAGCGTCTCTAAACTCTTCTACTTTTAAGTAGTCGAGTGGATTAATCTCCAAGTTAGCTAGCTGTTCATGCTCTCCATTTCTGAAGAGTAAATGAACAGTCAGCGCTCGGGGACAATCTAGAGCCTCAAGGAACTCTGACAACAAACCGGAGGAAATCTCCGGTGAAACACGGAAGGTTCGGGCTTCTTTTAAGAAGCGAGAACCATGCTTAGCAAAAGACATGGGGACCTCCAGAGTTCATCAATTGTGGACTGAACAGCGCCTACTTATCTTATCCCTATTGTAAGGGAAAGATTAGAGTAAGCATCATGATCAGTAGTGCCAGAAACGGCATGAAGAGGGCAAGAGCAACGAATAAAAATTCGAAGTTCGAACCTTCATCACACTGCCAATGGTATTTCCGAGACATGGTGAAACTCCTCTCTTTAAGTAGGTCTCTTCCTAGCCTTACGGCTAGAAAGTGCTTAAAAGCGCCATTAATACGGCGCCTCAAAGCTGTTCACAGCGGCAATGAGAGGAGATCCCGTCAGATCTGTCGGGACATCATCATTGGCGTTGATCGTCGTTGCGAAAAGCGAACGAACGTATGAAAAGAGCCTAGCTCTTTCCAAAGCGGTCGAACGCTCCGGCAACATGAACTCCATGACACACTGCAGAGTGTACGCCAATGTCGGAGCCGGCTGTATGCCGGTCGCCGTTGACGGACTTGTCTGTTCGAGTGTCGGGAGGGCCACTTTCGCCGTTACTCTGTACAGCCTTGAAACCTTGGTAGGTTTCCTGACTGATAGAGTAATAGCAGGGTAGGCGATGGCGACACCTAAAGGATTATAGGTGGCATCAATCGCTCGATCTACCCACCGTGCAACACCGGGAAGAATAAATCCCTCGGGGTCGAACGTTTTGTCAACACCTATGGTTGCTGACGTCGTTCTGACGACAGGTCCCATGAGTGAAGACGCTTTGATGGATGCAATAGCACTCATCTTAGAAGTACTCCGTAAAAACGGTTAGCTAGCCTACCTCACCGGCGACGGAAAGCTTGCCTTAAAAGTGCAATCGCGTTGAGCGCATGTGTTGTCGAGAAGGGATTCTTGAACGTCGGAAAAGACTGGACCGGCCAAGCAGATAGCTTGGATCGATCTAGAATAACCGATGTCTCAAATTTCTCCCCGGAACATCTGAACTCTGACGTAAGAGCACCAGGCATTTTGCCCCCGTAGCCGGAACTAGCGGATATATAGCGACGTCCGAAAAGGGTTTTATATCCTCTTAGGAACTCCAAACCATGAGGAGCAGACATGCTCTCCAGGTATGGCCCTATCGGGATAAACCAATCGACAACGAAGCTATATGGAATTATCTCCCATAAGAGGTTTACGGGATTTGTAAAACCTAGTTGCGAAAGATAGGACAGTTGATGATTCGTTGTCCTGTATTCAACCCCATAGCGGCACGTCCACTGAGAGGAGTATTTTACTACTCCCACCGGTGGTTTCGCACCATCTACGGGGCCAGAAATAGGTAACGAGTTCTCTCTGACCAGATTCGCAACACCTTTCACAGCTTGTGAAGATGTAGAACCGACCATATAATTGGCCAAGCCCTGCATCGACTGTTGAACATCGGAC